CAGAAGGAATGGTTAAAACTTGACCAACACCATATCCATATCCAGTGTTTGTTATTGAGAAATCTATAACACTAGATCCTTGGCCAACAACCACATCAATGGTTGCATTTAATCCACCTGATCCAGGAGAATCTTCACTATATTGCAGTGGAATATTTGTATAACTATGTGGTGCATCAAAAATAACTTTAAGTAATTGATTTACTTTACCACATCTTGCATAATTGTGAGCTCTAGTGGAAATACCACTATCAACTTCAAAATCAGTGGTGCTCAGAACTCTGAGAACAGGAGTTCCATCATAAGCAGGATCTTGACCACTAGCAGAGTTATTATTCGCTCTAGGTGCAATCAACACTGGTTGTGCGATACCACCAGAGACAAAGAATGTAGGAACAGTGGATACTCCTGCATTAACCGTAAATTGAGTTGCGCTAGCGACTCCGATCACTGAAGCTCCACAATAAATGGGATCAGTCGTTCTAGGATAAGTATGAATACCAGGACCAAGAGCACAATTAAATCCAAGGTCACTTAAGAGAACGTCACTGTTCTTTCCAGTCGTCGAAAGTCCATGTGATCCTATAGTGGTAACAGTCATAATGCCGGTAACATTATTATAAACTGCACTCTGAACTCCAACAGCAGGTGCATAATCACAAGTAAATGCAATACCTGAAAGAACCACCTCATTACCAACAATTAATCCATGTGCAGTCGATGTTGTAATTGTAGTGATACCAGTAATGGAGGAATATCCTACATTTGAAATATCTCTTGGAACATAGAATACTCTGCCATCTGTTACAGCAACTCCGGTGATATGACCATTGGAAATTGCGGCGGTTCCGATTGCAACCACATCAGAGCCATTCAATTTTTCTCTCTGGATTGAAACATTTACGGTTTGTATTCCCGATCTATATCCAGAACCAGTATTTCCAACAGAGATTGATGCGATAGTTCCCGCAGCAGAAACAATTGCAGTTCCTCCAGCAGATACAAGCGGTTGATATCCAAATCCTTCAGATGATCCAACAGAAACAATAACACCACCAACAGGAATATTTGCATTATTTGGATCATAGCTGACAGAACTTGCAGTTCCTGTAAATCTTATACTGGAAATTCCACCAACTTCGGTTAAATTATAATCATAATTATTTCCTGGTCCTTGGAATATATTGTTAATCAATACCACTGCGTTATTAGTGGCAATTCCTGAAACATTGGTTCCGTTATCAGTCGTCAGAGAGAATTCTGCATCTTTTCCAGTGAACTGTTGTGCAATATCATCATAGAGATAATTTTCACTGTAGGTCTCTGCTGCAGAATTCTTTACTCCAGATCTAGTGAATACTCTTCCGTTGAAAGAAGATGATGTCACGATTCCAGTCCAGTCTCGTGAGTCTGGAGGACTGTCTGGCAATACAACTGGAGTTAATCCATTTGGTGCTTCGGCAAAGTTTACATAATTATCAACAATGTTGTAACCACCTCTCAGTTTAGTTACTATAGCTCCTGTATCATGACCCACGATTGGAGTTCCCAACCATCCTCTTTGAACTTTAATTGCATTAGTGCTTCCAATACCAACACCAAGAATCTTCATAATCTCGCCAGTGTCTTCTGGACCAACCCGAATATAATCTGCTCCAAAGAATGAAGTCAATCCAACAAATTTTATAAGTTCAGTGTTTGCAATGGCATCGTCTGCCAAAGCAGTTGTAACAGAAGTTCCTGCAACAGGAGATTGAATAATATTGTCAATAGAAAGTATAACTTTTTGATTTTGATTTTTTGCAGTAAAACTATGAGATGTTCCAACACCAACACTGGTAAAATTAAGAGGAACTGCAATTGCTTTAAGAGCATCTTCTGCAGATCGTGCTAATTTGAACTTACTATCACTCTGTTTAATGACAAACACCGATGATGGCAGTTGAGTTGTAGATCCAACCCCAACGAATGTGGTTCTAGCAATACCAATGGCATGAGTTCCAATTCCAGTAGAGGGTTCATATACAAGTTCTTCGCCGGTTACAAAGAAGTGATCAGGTATGGTGATAGTGTCGTTTGATATATCAACAACAGCCGTAGAAGATCCATCAATAACTCTTCTGAATATATCAAGAGTTTTATGTTGTAAATTAAATTGTCTCTTAACAGTATTTTGAGTTCCCGTGTATATTGCAGTTGAGTTTTCAAGTGATGCATTACCAAAATCAAGTTCAGTCTCTCCACCAACAACTCTTCCACCAGGAACTGGAGATTCATTGATCTCTGGTCTCATGGCATTCATGTAAGTTTTCACTTCAATGTTTGCACCAGCATCTGGAGTAAATGTTAATTCAGTATTATTTGAACCGTCTGAAGCTCTTCTTCCACTAATTGTTCCAAGTCCTACGAAAGCACCAGAACCAACTTGAGTATTGCCATATTCCGCGACTTGAACACTTTCAGGAGCTTCATCGTTATAATCATCGATGATCATAACTTCAGAAACCTCATATCTGCCATTTGTTGTATCAGATACCTGAACAAAGACATATGCTGCATCATATTCATCACTATAACTTGCAATTCCTACTGCTACAGGCATTGTTGTTGATCCAATAGAAGTGGATTTGGCCTCAATAGAACTATGAGCAAATTCATATGTACCAATTCCAGTATATCCTTCAGAAGACAATCCAACAGTTATAGTATTAACATATGCAGTGGTCATTCCTGCAATAGGTGTATATGTTACTCTTAAGTCATTTCCACTTATATTGGCACCAAATGTACCTATATTTGATCCAGTAGATGCCGCATCAAGAGAGTGTATTGTCAATTGACCATATTCCATCATTTGAACATTTGTTCCATCATGAACAACAGTCAATTCATCATATTCAACACTACCGTCACTGCCTTCAACATTTACAAGAATTTTCGCTGATCTACCACCAGAAACAGTTGTTCCAATTCCTGCTAAAGTTACTATGGTAGTTTCTGCTCCTCCGGCCATTTGAGTGACGGAAGATGCGATACTAACTAATCCACCAGTTAAACCTGTAGACTCTCCGATAGTGGTGCTTCCTATTGTGACAAATTCTTGTGTTGTAGTAACACCTAAGACATTAGTGTCAATATTATATGCGAAGAATTTTACATCATAATTATTGAGTTCAAACTTATTTGGGAAGAATTGTATGACTGCCTCAGCACCTTCAATAGATGCATCAAAAGATCCAAGATCAATAACCGTATGAACGGATCCATATTGATTAATCATTGCAAATCCACGCCCCGTATCATAGACGGCATTGACAAGCATGATCTGCCTTTCACCTGTGAATAATCTATCCCTAATGTATGCTACAAATTTTTGAGCTCTATTGTTAGCAAATCTACCTCTAAAGACTTCTTCAAATTTTGTGGTTCTAGCATTATTATTAAATTGTCCACTAATATCATCTATAGTAAGAACTCTGTTACCAACAGACTCTGCATAATCTTGAAGAATTTTTGTGCTGAAACTAATTTCATCAGAGTAATCTCTAACGCTTCCTTTTAAATAATTTTCAGATACTAAATCAAAATTTTCAACACAATTCACACTCTTTACACGATCTAAATTGTAAATTAAATCAATGCTCTGATCAGTGATTGGTCTTAAAGTAGATTCATCTTGTCTGGGAAGATTTGATTCAATATCAAGACTTGCGAATTTTTTAAATCCAGCAGCGTGATTTAACTGCGATACGACTTCTTCCCAATCTTCAATTGGAACTTCTGACTTAACAGAATATGAGAAACTTTGATAGTATTCATTATCATGTATTCTTTGGGACTCCCTATTTAAAAATCCTTTATCATATTCCCAACCATTATCAACAATAGAGTAATAATCTATATCATAAGTGGTTTCAAAAGAAATAATTTCTTTTACAATACCCTTTCTTCCTGTTTGATCAGATTTAATAGTATCTCCAATAGCAAAATCTTCAGAACTTTCAACAGTCAAATATTTGTTCTTATCATCCCACTCAAATACATCGGCAGATTGTTTGCCATTATTAACACTTTCTCCTGCATCAAAGACATTTGATTTACGAGTAGCATCAAATTGTGGGAAATCTCTTTCTCTAACTAATACTGCCGAAGAATTTTTAGCATTAAATCTACCAGTTGTCTGACCTGACCCAACCAGTCCAGCCATACTATAAGTGACAACTCCAACAGAACTTAGATTTTGGAATACCTCAGTAATTTCAAATCTAACATAATCATAATTTTCCGAATTAAATCCTAAAGCAGTTGATCCAATACCAACACTGACATTTTCTACCAGAACTTTATCACCAACTTCAAGTGGGAATGTATCAGCTGTACTAAATGCATCCTTCAGAGTTACTGTTACTTCTTCATTAGCATCATCATATGTGAAGTTCTTTGCTCTAATACCATTGGGATTTCCAACAGGAATGATCGTTGGATTAACATCTGACAAACTATTGGTATTTTGTAATATCTCAACACCAGTACCTAAAGTGTATCTTAATTTTATATCTTCAACTTTCTTTTTAGTTTTTCCATCAAGAACGACCAAACTTGGGGCAGTATTGTATCCTCTACCTACTGAAGTAACTCCAACAGATTCAAGACCAGTTAATGGTTCAATTCTAAATGTTTGTGGAAGTTTGACCGTAGGCCTAAGTGTGCGGTCTGAAGAATAGTCAAATCCAATGTTTGTCAAAGAAATTGATTCAACTTTACCTATGCTAGTGCTAGCAGGTTCTAGAAGAGCACCACTACCAAGAGAACTTGTAATTGTGGTAATTCCTGGAATTATTTCATAACCAGCACCTTTATTTGTGATAGTAACTTCAGTTATAGAACCAAATGCCGTTTCAGAATTGGTTGTATATGACAGTTTTGCTGAATTATGATTATATGATGAGGCTTCGGGAACCTCTGTTGCTTCATAAGTAAAGGTACGGTCGCTGGACACCGTTATATTTTGTTGCCCATTATACTTACTATTTTGTATTATGAGTTTATTTGATGGTGAATCCCGATCTTCAGAAATTTCTCTATTGACTGGTAAGTTGTAGAGATCTTTGATTGGAGATAATCTATAGTAAAGTGTTTCTGGAGTATCTTTCTTTACTCTAAGAGTAACTTTAGCATCTGTTGTTACACCAACAGTGCCAGTTTTCGTTACATCAAAAGTTCCGTCATCATTAAGGGTGCCTACTCCTAAGTATTCCTTTATGAAATTCTCATCGGTATAGAATTTTAACTCAAATGCTGGGAAAGTTGTTGCATTTTGAGTATATGATAAAGTGTTATCAGATAAGTTGAAGTTTACAATAGAATTTTTATATAATTTTATTGGTGGATTTACTGGATAAATTTCTCCACTACCTGCTGTGCTAATCGCAACAAAATTAGGCAAAGATTTTGTAACTTCAAATTTATCATTAGTTAACTGAATTGTGTCTTTATCAACAACATAAACAAAGTATTCAGTATCAGTTTCCAATCCTCCGGATGAAGACTCTGCAATATGAATTACTTTTTGACCAGTCTCTAAACCATGATCACTGAGACTTATTGAACTTCTTACTGGAATTACATTTGATGTGGTGGTAAATCCAGCAGTTGTTATTCCACCAGAGGTAAATGCCAAACCGGTAACTATAGATTTTCTGTTAGCTCTATTGTAGAGTACATTGATCGAAGTACTATTTTCTGGATTTACATTTATAGTGACAGTATCATTATTCAATAAACCATGGGTTCCTGCAGTTGACACAGTTACTTGATTTTTTTCAATTTTTCCTTTAATTACTGGATGCGTTGTTTTAAAACTATGATATGTACCAGTTCCTATTCCGAGGAAATGTATAAGACCCTGATGTGAAGTAGTGTCTGCTACTCCAACAAAAGATCCTGTGGTGCCAATACCAATCTTCACTGTAGAAAGACCAATAAAATCAACACCGAGGTTTGCTACAAACAAAGATGAATGTTGGTTGAGAAGTGTGGTATCTGGGTCCGTGGCCGCAATACCAACATTTGGATTAGTAGCTATTCCAATAGAACTTCCACCATTTGTTTGATATGTTAAAACATCTCCAGTTCGTAATCCGTGATTCGGAAGGAAAATTCTTCTAGTTTCAACAAAAATTTGAGTTTTTCCAGATCCTGGATTGGAAATTCCTAAAGTCGTTCCAATTCCGACTGATGTAGAAGTGCCTTGAGACAGGCCAACTGCCTCAGCAGGATTAAAGTAATATTCTTTGTTGAGTTTTTGTGAAATAACAGTATTAATTCCAACATTAAACGAAACTTTTCTTGGTAAAACCTCCAATTTAGAAGATTCTGTATGTGAAGTACCTACAGTAGAATTTTCTTGTCTTAAAACTCTAATTCTTGAAGTAAATCTATCAACATTCAGAATTCTGACATTTTCATTACCAATCTTAAATATATCATTTTCAGCTGCTATGTTTAAATCACCGATAACTGAGAAATAAGTTACGATTCCAGTAGCGCCAATATTATCAACTGCTTTAGTGAGTTGTAGTCTTGTCGTATTCACACCAACAGTGATAAAATCACGCAATTCCGCAGATGTAGTTGTTAATCCAGATATAGTAACAATGTCATTATTCAATAAACCATGAGGTGATGTGTGTATTCCTAAGAACTGGGTAGGAGTTAATCTGTAAAACTCAACATTATTCAAGGTAGTCGTATTGACACTTACTGTTCCAATTCCTTGTCCAGAAACTTGAGTAACTGATCCACTTGGAACAAAAGAATTGTTTTCTTGTTTTTCAAAGACAATTTCATCACCAACTTGGTGATTTTGTCCACCAGTTAAGATTCCTATAAAATCTACTGATCCTTTCTTAACAAATTTTATCTGGGATTCTTGTTCAACTTCCCTATAAGATTGTTTTACATAATCGTAACCACTATTATTTTCCTCTAATGAATATGGGAAAGTATTTCGAGTCCAAGTAGTTTCATTTAGGTCAATACGATCTTGTCTAGAATTTGGATCATAGTTAAACTCATTTGGAGTTGAATAAAAACTATTTCCAATTAAATAAGGGAATTTTGGTTGTTTAAAGTTTTTAAAGATACCATCGCCAGAGGAAACAGAATCAACGGTAGCAAAGTATGCATATGTTCCATTTGGATACTCTGGAGTGACACAAAATCTTCCATTATGTTTGTCAAGGAAAGACTCATCAGTATTTTCTAACCATAAAAAATCTTCAACGAAAAATTCTGGTGGGAATTCACTTGTTGGGGGTCTGGTTACTTTTAAATTCAAAACATATCCAGACTTCATTTGAGTTACAGATCCACCAGCCCTAGTGGTGTATCCATAAGGACCATAAATTGGATTTCCATCATATGCCCATCCAATTATGGGAGAGTGAGCATCTGAAGTGCTTTCAGCACCATTAACCAAAGTTAAATCTTTTTTACCAAATAAAATTTTACCATCCGCAGATGATCCATATAAACTAGATCTCAGTGGTCTAGGTGCATAAACATATCCACACTGCAATCCACTACGGTTAAGAGGCTTACCAATAAAAACATCATCTGGGGTTATTTGTGGTAAAGTTTTTCTAAACTTATTAACAGTCCATCGTTGAATATTTGGTTTGAAGTTTGCGGATTTTCCAGAAGTTACTACATCAACAGAAGTGGTGGATGATCCATATCCAGCACCAGAATTAGCAATATTTACTGAAATAATATTTCCTGAAGAGTTTAATTCTGGAATGAGCACAGCTCCTGTACCGATTCCAAGAACTTTGACCTCTGGTGCAGTATTGTAGTCAGTTCCTGCAGCACTAACGATAACATCAGTAATTCTTCCGTTAGTTACAACAGGAGTTATTTCACATCCTCTACCAGAATTCAAGTCTATTAGGGGAGATCTTTCATAATTTAATATATTAGTGACACCATATCCTACGCCATTATTTTCTAAGAAAATATTTGTGATTTCACCTCTAATAATTGGTTGAATTTCAGCTGCAAAGGATTTACCTTCAATACTACTAATTCCTAAATTACCTGAGATTGATACTGTTATATCCTGATAGTTGAAAGAGTGCTTTCCAGATCCAATATTATCAAGATTTTGATATTGTTTAGTTGTATAATAAAAATCTGACTGAGTAGATCCAACACCAACTGCAGATAGTTTAAATTGATCCTCATTTAAAACAGTTACATAATAATCGGAAGAATTTGTCAATCCTCCTATTACAGTATCACTTGTAGTGTACTTTAAAATCTCTCCACTATTATATCCATGATTTTTAATATTGATCAAATTAAGAGCAGTATTTACTCCAGCAGCTACGCAACTAGTTTGCCTATTTTTATATCCACTACCACTATTTGTTACATTGATAGAACTTACAACAGATTTTCCTTCTAAAGAGTTGAGGGAATGAAATCCTTCACCAAAATCAGTAAATGTAACAGTTCCTATTCCAACAGAAGCTTCGCTTAAATTTTTATGTAAAGTTAAAGTATAATCATTAACAATATTTACATAATAAGTTGCATCAGTGTTAAGTCCAACAAGTGCTTTTTTGCCAAAAGTCTTATAAACTACTTTTTCTCCATTTCTAAATTTGTGCGTAGTAGAGAATCCAATAGTAGAAGTATCAGTACCAAGTCCAGCAGATCCTATACCACTAGAATCAAAAGTAACATTATGGGGAACCGTGACCATTTTTGCTTCAGCGGTCGCTCCTTCACCAGCCCCTCCAGAAATCTTGATTATGGGAACATCGAGATAATCAAATCCAGAATCAATAACTCTGATTTCTTTTAAGTTACCCTCAACCCCACAAAATCCTGTTGCACCTGTTCCAACTGAATCAGTAACTCCTAAAACAGGTGGATTAATTACATCGTAATCTTCTCCACCATTCGTGACTGAAATAGAGGATAATTCTCCATAAAAACAAATATCTGTTGACTTATAATTTAAAACTTCAACACCATTAATTAGCATGCCATTATATCCTGGCATTGTTTCGTATTCTTTTCTATCTTTAGATGGAGTTTTTACTTCTCTGAGCAGTTGTTGTCCTTCAATCCTTCTTTGATAAACGTCAAATAACTCAAAGTCATTACTTTTTATAGTTACAGTATCCGTAGAACCTTCTACTTCCACAAAAAGACCATTATGAATATTTGCCCTACTTCTAGCTAACTTAATAGTGTTAGCATCTACTCTTTTGACAAAATATGCCGCTTCATCAAATAGAGAACTAATAACATATTCTTGATCAATAATTGTGCCATCTGGTAAGGTTCTTTCAACAGAACCTATTTGTGGCGTGTAAACAATCTTATCCCCTGTGTAGAAATTATGATCAACCCCGTCTGTAATTTTTATATCAGTGCTTCCAACAACAAATGTTCCAGAAACAGTAAATTTTTGAATTTTCGGATCCATTTTTGTGTCTGGATCTGATGGTAATGATGAAGATGCTACAAGAACCTTAGAATAATTTGGATCATTAACAATAGTAGCATGTGGGAATGGTGTATGTTTCGCTCCAACCATTCTCTCACCAGTCTCTGGGTGCTCATGAGATGGACCAAAGTATGGTTTTCCATCAACAAATCCACCATCTGGTTTTAAGTAGACATTTTGAACATTTGCTATTAATGAATTTAAATCAGTGTGTATATTAGAGTCAACTTTTCTAATTTTTCTAGTTACTCTCGATATAAGACTTGCATTGGTGATGCCAGTTCCTCTGAAAAGGCAAGAGTTACTACCAAAAACATCAGTAACTACAAATTCGTCTGGCAATATTAGAGAATTTTCATCAGTTAAAGTTAACAAGTCTCCTATTTTGAGGACGTGATTATCTTTTGTTGTCAATTTATAGGTATTATTAGCCGCATCAACAAGTACAAGACTCTCTACATCATAATATTGTGCCGAATTAAATAACCAACTATTTTCTTTTATAGACGATCCACGTTTTCCTAAAGTTTTTATTTTCGTCTTAGAACCTGTTTTTTGATAGTAAGTTTTCTTTGGAACATTAACATCATGTAAAACAGATCTAATCTTTATTCTAACTCCATTATCCGCAGAATTTCCAACAAAAGCAAATGTATTTTGATCAATTGCAGTCCCATCATTTATTTTTGAAGTAATTCCATCAGTATCAACATTTAAGAATTGATTTAAAGTTTTATCACTATACGTACAAACTCCAACAGTTCCATTTGCATATTGGAAAGTTAAAGTTCCTTCCACTGGAAATCCAACAGTGGTATCAACATCTATGAATGATTGACCCGGCTCAACATTTCCAATTATATAAGTTTTTGGATGTGGAGAAAAGTCTCCATATAGCAAGTCAGTTGATCCATCATTTTGAGTTAAAGATCCATCGACGGCTATCTTATAATATTCTTCTGTCCCAATACCAGAGTAAATTTTTTCTACGCTGGATATTGGAGCATATGCTTTTCGGATATTCTCAAATTCATCCTGGAAAAGAGTCCTGTTGAGTAGATTTTCAGGATCTCCCTCTACAACCTCAACGATTAAATTCCTATCTATTCTATAATTAGCATCTGAAGGGGTAATTACAGAATCAATAGGACGAATTATTTTGGCATCTTTTCCATACAGAGCTTTGAAAAGAATTTCAAAAGATTTATCAGTTCCTCTTGAAGAATAGAAACTTTTAGAATTTTTAATGAATGATCTTTGATTTAATTCAGAAAATAACTCTTTATCACTTAATCCAGATAAAAGTTGCTTCTTCGTTTTTCTTAAAAACTCATCTAGGAAGATAGCAGTTAAATTTTCAACTTTAGTATATGCTTCGTGCGCAGCTGCAACCGTATTATCAAAAACTAGTTCTTCAGAATCATTTGGATTATCAAATGAAGTTGTTCCAGAAAATCCTCTGATACAAGTTTCAAAAGTTATATCTGTTCTATATCGATAATATATGATTTCATCGTTAATTCTGATTAAACCATCAGAATCTGGAAATCCCTCAGTGCTTTCGACGTATATATTACCAACTCTAAATTGATCAAGTGGATACGTCAAATACGTATCTTTAACATAACTATCAGTGGTGGTTCTTTTTATGTATTCATCAATATTTTGAACTATATCAAGAGAACCCCCTTGATATTCCTGAGATCTATAGTACCTTGATAAAAATTGCCCAATCAAAGGAAATTCTTCCCTCACATAAGAGGGTAATTGGCTCTCAACGATAGAACTAATTTTTACTCTGTTTTCTTTCATTTGTTTCTGTTATCTTACGATATTTCCTGCACTATAGCTGGAACTGACTGTGTAATTGGAACCCGATGGACTTGATCCTGAACTGATCTGGTCAACAACCATTTCAACAGATGTTTTATCTAACTGGAGATAAAGGTCTTGCAAACCAATAACATCATTTGATAGTGGGCATGTGGATATTTCTAAGATTTGTTGACTGTCTTTGGTTTTGCCTGATATAATATTGATAGGATTCAATGTTACCCGACCTTTTTCATAATTTACTAGACCAACACCACTTCTTCTCAGAATTGGAGTTTTGGACTCTGGAGTCTCCAAAGAGAATAAATTAAGGACTCCAGTCTTCTTATCAGCGTTAGGAACGTCAGTAAGATAAACATCCTCATTAATATCTATCACTCTAAAAGCAGAGGACTTTATGTTGTACCCATTCATGGATTTAACATAAAATTCATTTCCAAAATCAATCGCATATTCTGCAAATTGATTCAATGCTAGCCTCAAATCCCTTCTCATGTTAATAGTCGTTATGTTTGAGGTTATTGCAGAGTGACTTTGGTCAATCAGTCTTAAAAATTGACTATATTTAAATCTTGCACCATATCTATTTAATTCACTTGAATCTGCGTATTTTGTAATATTATTTTGAATCTTTGTTGCTAATTCGCTGGCATTTGATGCCAAACTTGGATTATAATATACTTTACTTTCTGCCTCAACATAAAGGTACTTCAGATCTAAAATTTCTGGGATTATTCCTGCAACAGAATACTTTCTAAGATCTCTTTTTATGTTTTCTTTAATGGTGTTTGGTATAAAATCACCATTTCTTGGTTTTATACTAATAAAAACTTTTCCATACTGTGGAGGTATCAAATCTTCTCCACCATATACTGAAATTGACTCAGCTTCGGGGTAAATTTTGTTTGGAATTAAAATTTCAAAATCATTTGCTGTTAATGCCCTATTTTGTGTTGCATAAATTTGGGGAGCATACTTTCTAACAGATTCAACACTTTCAATTTCTTCACCACCGCTGGAGGGTAATACTGCGGTAATCAAAGATATTCCGCTTGTTACTGGAAAAATTGTGCTGCCTTTAGTGTACTCTAATCTACCACTAAAAAGAAAATCAGTTATACCGTTTCCTGCAGGCCCAGAGGTTCTTATGTAAGATATTTCAATAATATTACCATTTTCCAATTTTTCTCCAAAAATTCCATCACCAAAAATTATTTCATATCTTTCATCTTCGACTTCTTGTAGAAAATAAATTTTTGAGTTCCCATTAATTGCAGAACCCATTTTTTCATCAAATAAGTTATCCTGACGAGAATATTTTAGACTGATAGTTGAATTTTCTGTTGGTTTGACCTTTACAACTAACGTATCTAAGTCTATACCCGAATTTGTCAATAAAAATCTTTGATTTGCATTGGAAAAATCAACTTCATACGTTTGATTTACGACACTTCCCTCATAAACTTCAATTTCATCAAAAAGAGCTACCTGGTCAATAACAGGTGCGGTTATATCTTGAGTTATACCAAAAACAAATGATTGATTATTGAAGTTTCCACCAGATGCAGCGACAGGTCCCTTCTTTAAGGTCAGTGTAGTCGGTGGATCTTTGACATCTGAGAGATCTGCAAAGAAATTAATTGTTGCTCTCGATGATTTTTTAGATCTAGGTACATATCCAATATTTCTTGCAAGAGATACAACATTTTCTCTTAATGTTGCACTATCAATGAATACCTCATTGGCAACCATATTGGTGTTATATGAGGTAATATATGTATTGTATGCTAATACATCAATAATTGTTGACAGATTAGATCCCTCAAAATCATAATCAGTGAAATTCGAGTATGTTTTTAAATAATTTTTGAGAGTATCTTTAATCTGGTCAAAATCCAGACTAGAAAAATTTAAAAGAGACATTTATCTTGTCGGTAGCAATACAAACTCTAATTGTTGTGGCGGAATATCAATGCCAATGATGCGATAAGTCAATTTGCAATCAAAAGCATTATTTTCATAATCTGGAAAAACTTCAACGGATATCAAAGAAACTCTTGGCTCATAATTATTGATTGAACTTTCAATCTCATCACGAATTGAAATTGCACTGATATCATCAATATTTTCAAAAAGCAATTTCGTTACGTTTGATCCAAAATCTGGATCAAAAAATTTCTCTCCGGGAGATGTTGAAACGATATTTCTTATAGAACGTGCAATAGCATTTGCATTTTTTAACACCACAAGATCATTATTCAGGGGATTTGCCTGAAAACTTGCGCTTATATCCTTAAAAGATTGACTTACCCGTTCTAAAGGCACAAAAATACAGCAATTATGTATTATTTATCAACCAAAAAGTGGTTCTGGTTCACTCTCAGGGTCAAAAAGTTCGCTCTCTTTGATTTTATCAGTCTTTTTTGGAGTAATTTTGTCGTTGGCAATTTCACGAAGCATTTTTTGGTGCTGATCGTTAGCTAAATTGTCTAAAAAGTCGTTATTCGGAGTCATTTTCCTCTTTTTTGAATGA